AGCGTTCGTTTGAAGAGGAAACCAAACTGTCTGGGTTCTCCGCCGCTCCGGTGAAGAACGAGGGTAGCGCGATTGCCTACGATAACGGCCAAGAAGCGTGGACGGCTCGCTATACCCACGAGACTATCGCTCTCGGTTTCTCGCTGACGGAAGAGGCTATTGAGGACAACCTCTATGACTCGCTTTCGTCGCGTTACACCAAGGCGCTGGCCCGTGCGATGGCGTACACCAAGCAGACCAAGGCTGCTGCGGTTCTGAACAACGGCTTCAATTCCACCTACAAAGGTGGTGATGGTGTCGAACTGTTCAGCACGGCGCACCCGCTGGTGTCTGGTGGTGTGAACTCCAACGAGCCTTCGACCCCGGCTGATCTGAACGAAACCTCGCTTGAGGCGGCTGTTATTCAGATCGCTGGCTGGACCGATGAGCGTGGACTGCTGATTGCGGCCAAACCCCGCAAGCTGATCGTCCCTCCGTCGCTTCAGTTCGTTGCAACCCGCCTGCTCGAAACCGAGTTGCGTGTTGGTACGACTGACAACGACGTAAACGCTCTGAAGACCAACGGGTCGATTCCCGATGGCTACCGTGTCAATCACTTCTTGACTGACCCGGACGCCTGGTTCCTGACCACCGATGTGCCCAATGGCCTGAAGCACTTTGTGCGGACGGCGATGAGTACCTCGATGGACGGGGACTTTGATACCGGCAACGTTCGGTACAAGGCTCGTGAGCGTTACTCGTTCGGCTGGTCGGACCCGCTTGGCGTTTTTGGCTCGCCCGGGGCTTGAGTACACAGGAATTTGACGCTACAATAGTCCATAGTGCTCAGGAGGTGCTATGGACTACAAAGAGTGTTCAGAACTAGGGTGTACAAACCATGTGTTTGCGAGAGGTATTTGTCGCAAGCACTACGAACAGGTGCGGTTGGAAACAGCCGCACCTTGTTCTTTTGAGGGGTGCACAGCGTCGTCGTATCGAGGCGACTTGTGTTCTACCCATTACCGCCTATTTACTCTTAGCAAGCGGCCCAAGTGCATCATTCCAGGCTGCAATGACCCGCAACACAGTCTCTCCAAAGGTCTGTGTAATAAACACGACTTTCGGATGAGACGGCATGGTCACGCCGAACAAACTAGGCAAGTGGATTGGGGCGCCAGAGAAAGCCATCCGTTGTACTCAAGCTGGGTATGGCACAAGCGTCGCGGTGCGGCTGGAATGTGTGATGAGTGGCGGAACAACTTTTGGGCTTTTGTTGAGGCTGTACAGGCTAGACCTGCCAATCACCATCTTCTCAAACTAGACATTTATAAGCCCATCGGTCCAGGCAATTGGCACTGGAGCGAAAAGATACAGTCTGCGGACAAGGCTGCCCGTCAGAGAGAATGGCGCAAGAAAAACATGTCGCGTGTTGCAGGGTATGACCTAAAACGCAACTACGGCATAACACTAGCCCAGTATGAGGCTATGGCAGAAGCCCAAAACGACGTCTGCGCCATTTGCAAACAGCCTGAAATTTCATTGGATAAAGACGGTGGCCCTCGACGTATGCCAGTAGACCATTGTCACACTACAGGCAAGGTTCGTGGCTTACTGTGCACCGCATGCAATCGGGCTCTTGGGTTGTTCAAAGACAATCCGGACATTCTGGTACGAGCAGTCGCCTACCTAAACAACTCGCTTGACACCTCGGTACAAACCAAGTAAAAGGTTGGAAACTAGGTATTGCTTGCATCGACTGGCCTAGCAGACGTTGTAGAGACGATGCGAGCTTGTGCTACAACACGAGGTCAAAATGAGCGTTCGTCCTTCTACCACGCAGGGCATCTGGCGTTCGGGTGCTGATGCGTCGCGTCAAGCGTATTGCGGTTCCATGGTTATGACGGCCCAGTTCTACATTGCTGATGTAGGCCCGGCTGCGACTGCCAACGTCAAAGTTTCCTCCGCAACGGGTGCGCCCGATCTCATCCTTCCGGCCAATGCGGTTGTGATGTCGGTTGTGGTGAGCGCAGTCACGGATGCCGCCGGAACCTTCGATCTCGGCTGGGCTACCGTGTCTGGTGATGCCTCTGACACCGACGGGCTTGTTGATGGCTACACCAGTGCTGTGGGAACGATCACGGTTGGTACGGCCACGGTCGCAGGCAACGACTTGGGGCTTGCGATGGACACCACCGAGAACGTGTATATCACTGTGACGGATGGAACGTCTGGTGGCGGCACAGCATCGGGCTATCTCGTTTACTACGTCATCGACCCGCTGGTTGGCCAGCAAAGCGTCTAATAGGAGGCTGTTATGCCTTCAATGCAGTATGACGTAAAGGCAAGACACGCTAGTGCGTCCGGATTGCTGATCAACTACCGCACTCGACTCAAGGGTGCGGTAATTTCAACCAACACTTCGGCGGCAATACGGAACACCGTGTTTGCAAACAACCGTAGCAGCACCGGAACGTATAACATTCCAGGCACAACGACATGTACGGTGACGATCACCAATCATGGATTGGCAACGGGTGATCGTGTGTGGCTTGACTTCACGAGTGGAACGGGTCCGGACAATGTGTATACGGTCACGGTAACGGGCGACGACACGTTCACGGTGACAACCACCTCGCTTACCACGAGCGGAAACGTCACCATGTATGCCGACATCCTGATGGAAGTTGATTCGTACAATACGACTGCGTTCACAGTGGTGATCCCCGGCGAAGGGATTTTGGCAGAACAGGGCATCTATTGTGGTCTGCCTGCCAACGTCACCACAACCATCTTCTATGGGTGATCCATGCACAATGAAAAGAGCTACACGCTCACGGGACGACGGCTGTTCATAGCGATTCCCGCGTATGACTTCAAAGTTTCTTTGAAGTTGGCAATCTCGTTGGCGCACTTTGCCCAACAGGCGATTCAATACGGCATTCACGTTCAGATCGGCAGCATCTGTGGGTGTTCTGTTGTATCTAGGGCGCGAAACCTGTTGGTCAAAGACCTGATGGAGTCTGACTGTACTGATCTGATCTTCATTGACGCAGACATAAACTTTCAGCCAGATGATGTGCTTAGACTGTTAGCGTGGGCGTCCGACCCCAAGAAGGGCATTGTTGCTGGGGTTCCGCGCACCCGAAAGACAGACAAGGTATACATCGCAACCTTGGATCAAGATGCGCAGGGTCTTACGATGAACGGCATGGGCTTGGTGCGAGCCAAGCGAGTTGCCACGGCTTTCATGATGGTTCGTCGAGAGGTCTTTGAGAAGATGATCGAAGCCCATCCTGAATGGAACTATTTCGACAACAACTCGGGTCGCCGCTTGAATGCCGTCTTTGACTTCAAAGTCACTGAAGAGGGCTATATGGGTGAAGACTTCTTGTTTTGTGATCGAGCTCGAGAATTGGGTTACGAGGTCTGGGTTGATCCAACAATCAAGCTGGGTCACATGGGCGTCCAAGAGTACGAGGGCGACTTTGGTCGAGACTGCCTGTATCCGATGATTGTTCCGCAGGCTGCGTGACATGGCAAAGAAGGGGATGGGCATAGCAACCTCTGTTAAATCGGGCAACTTTCGTCCGACCAAACAGGGTGCTGGAATGACCGAGAAAGGCGTCAAGGCGTACCGAGCCGCTAACCCTGGGTCAAAGCTCAAGACCGCGGTCACTGAGGACAAACCCTCTCCTGAAAGAGCCAAGCGTCGCAAATCATTCTGCGCACGATCAGCCGGACAGATGAAGCAGTTTCCCGAAGCCGCTAAAGATCCAAACAGCCGCATTCGGCAAGCACGACGTAGATGGAAATGTTGACATGAGCGACATAAACCCAAAGGAGTTCGGTGCCTTGGAAGCTGACGTTCGCAATCTGATGAATGAGATTCATCTTCTTAGGCAAGACATGAAGGTCATGAAGGAAACGATTGACCAGACCAAAGGCGGTATCTGGGTTGTGATGGCGATTGCCGGGACGCTTGGCAGCGCGGTCACCCTTGGCCTCAAACGATTGTTTGGAGGGTGAGGTGGTGCCCTCTAAAACCAGAAAGCAACACATGTTCATGGAAGCCGTGTCTCACAACCCGGCTTTTGCAAAGAAGGTGGGCGTTCCACAATCCGTGGGACGCGAATTCGTCAAGGCCGACAAAGGCCGCAAATTTGCACAGGGTGGTGAAATGAAAGAGTCCAAAGCGATGATGGGTAAAGAGATCGCCTTTATGAAGAAGAAAGGCGCTCCCAAGCCGATGATCAAGCATGAGATGGCCGAAGCCAAGGGCATGAAGTACGGCGGCAAGGTCAAGAAAATGGCTGCGGGCGGCTTGACTGCTGGCCACAAGGCCGCTGACGGTGTTGCCAAGAAAGGCAAGACCAAAGGCATGCAAGTAACGATGCGCAAGGGCGGGATGTGTTGACATGACGCAACCCGTTAAACCTAAGCCCAAGGTCAAGCCGAAGCCTCGTGTGGTTGGGCCGTTTGAAAGCGTCAACCCGCCGATCATGGGCGAGGATGAAAAGAAGGCGCGTGAAGTGCGACCTGCGCCTCCTCCGCCGAGCATGACCCCTACCCCCGAAGCACAGCGCAAAATGGAAGAGCAGTTGCGCGACCAACGGCAGCAAGAGGAAATGGATCGCGCAGCGGACATCTCTCGGCGTAGTTCAATCGGAACGTACAAGGAAGAGAAGAAGGCCAAGGGCGGCATGGTCGGCTCTGCTTCCAAACGTGCAGACGGTTGTGCGACTCGAGGCAAAACCCGAGGAAAGATGGTGTAACGATGCGAGTCTCTCGCGGCATGGGGAAGATCGCCCCCGCCAAGATGCGGGCTATCAA